CTAGTAACCTTCACAGCAAAAAGTAAAGGAACTGAAGGAAACAGAATCTTAATTCAAGTAGAGTCTCTTCCAAGTGGAATTACTCAAACTACCGCAGTTTTTGCTTCTGGTGCTACTGACCCTGTTTTGACTGGTATCTTAAATAAGATTGATACTTCAAGATATGATATTATCGCTCCTGTTGCTTTCTTATCTACTATTAAGACTCACTTAGAAGCTAAATTTAACACTAGAAATCAAATCTTAGATGGTGTTGGTATCTTTACTAAGACTGACACTTATGCTAACCACCAAACTGCCTTAGCTCCTGCGACATTAGCTTCTAAAGTTATTGTTTATGTATGTAATAAACTTGTTGCTGATGCTGGCTTTAAAGGTGGAGCAATGAGAGAATTAGATTACACGATTTCTGCTTACATAGCTGCTCTTAGAACATTAAGATTAAAAGATAATGCTTCTATTAGTTCATTCATGATGAGCGAAAACAATCGAGGCGGATTTTTTACCGCTGGCTTGCCTTATGCAAATATGAAGTTAAATAACTTCGCCATTATACCTGCTGGTAAAGGTTTTGACCTCGATGAGATTGAAGGACTTGGTGATTTGGGCGGCTCTACTCTTAGTATGGATGAAAGCGGACTATTCGCAGTTACCAATAAACTTTGGATGACGGCTTTTAAAAAAGCTAATCCTACTGCTGATGGCTTTACTTACCAATCTTTAAACAAAAGTGATTGTGCGACTATCTCTCGTGAGTATATATTTCGTAATATGAAAAACTATTATGCTCAAGCTGGATTAACTGCTGGTGATTTACCAAACAATCCTTTAGCTCGTTATGCTTCTGAAAAATCAATTAGAGCTTATATTGTAAGTTTGTTTTTAAACCTTACTGATTTCCCTTATAATGTTCTTCAGATCTCTGACGCTTTGTTAGCTGAATTTAAAGAAAACCTAGTTGTTGTTGTGAATACTTCAACTGGCGGAGTAAGTGGATCTATGAAATTTAACCTAATGGGTCAGTTAGATTCATTTACTTTTGACTTAACACCACAATTATAATTATATGGCCTTTACACCTAAAAAGATTCTCGTTAATGGAAAAGAAGTTGCTTATATTCAGTCTACTTTAAAGACTAAATTAGGTAATCCTGAGATCACTAATAGAGTTCAAGTTTCTGGCAAAAGCACTAAAATCGTTCCTGCTGAAAATCTTGAAACAAAGATTGCTGAAGTTAATTTTGATGTTATCACCTCAGATTCTAATTCTAATGCCGACCCAAGAGTTTTGGCTTTAGATTGGTCAAAAAATATTGGAGCAAATCAAATTATGCTTATACCTGATGGCGTTGGAAAAACTCAGTTATATAATAATGCTTCTTTGACTAATCCAACTGAAGTAGACGAGTCTCCAGATGGAGTAATCTCACTTATGTTTCAATCTGATCCGATGATCTTAACTGACTAAATAATATGTATTTTCCTAAAAAATTAATCATTGATAATCGTACAGTTTTTTATATTAATAATTCGTTAGAAACTATTTTAACTGGGGATATTTTTTTCATAAGAGTTGATATAGCTTTATCAGATTCAACCGATAGAAATAAAGATTCTTTCTTTTTAGTAAACGAATGGGTTAATAAAGAAAAAGTTGACATTATCCTTGAGCCAGATGGAGAAGGACTTAAAAAAGTATTTAAAGACTGTAAGTTAATCACTCCAATAGTAATTAACGAAAATATAGAAGGAAAAATTGAGTTAATTTTTAAATCAAAATCATTAAAATTTATTTAGTATGCCTGAAATGATAAAAGAAAAAGAATACGAGTTATTGTCTGAATGTTCTTGCTTTGATAAGAACGGACACATCTCTTCTACGCCTATTAAGAAAGTAAAGATGTATGCTCTAAAATTTGTTGATAGAGACTTGGTTAAAGAAGGTTCTGACGAATACAATATGCTTAAATCTCTTTGTGAGAAAGGCTACATTGCCCCCTCAGAAGGAAAATTGAATATTGATAGCTTAGATGTTAGAACCGCAGAAGTTTTGCTTATAGAATATAGTAGAAGTTTTTTGGATCTATCGCCTTTCTTACCAACAAAGTAGAAAGGCTAAAGTTTTTAGATTCTATTTATAGCTTCTTGGAGAATAGCCCTTTTTCATATAATGATATTAAAGATATGCCTTTTCCTGAACTTTTTGAATGGGCTGACGTTGGTTCGGATCGTAATAAAATTAAAGTCAGAGAAGTTGAATCTGCTAATAAAAAAGCTGAAAAACTCAAAAGGAGAAATAGATGAGCGAAAGAATATCCTATGTTTTACAAGTCTTGGACGGCTATTCTAAACATACTAAGAAATTTAAAACAGAAGTTAGGTCTCTAAATACTCTATTTAGAAGGCTTGATAAGCAAATTCTTAAGACTAGTTCTTCATTCTCCAGATTAGCCTCCTTATCCAGACTAAACAGAACATCCGTTCAAACCAATAATCTTGCAAGAAGCATAGACAGAGTTAATCAAGCTAATGTTAGATCAATCGCAATATCTAAAAGAGCCGGAAAAAGAACTTTTGCAGGTGCTTACACCCCTGTTAAATTTGACCCATACGCAGGAAAATATGTTGGCAAATTCCAAAAACCACCTTCTGCTGTAGGATATGGAATGGCTGGAGCAATGGGAGGAATGTCTAGTGTTAGAGGAGTTGCAGCCTCTATGGGAGTTATGGGCGGGGCTTATACAGCAGGAAGAACTGCTATGAAAGTTCGTGAGTTAGCTATTGATTTACAGGGTTATAAAGCTTCTCTTGATGTTCTATTACCTAAGACAAAAGGAATGGAAGGTGAAACTGCTGATAGTCAAGTTAAATACCTAAGAGATATTTCTAATAAGATTGGGGTTAGGTTTGCTGACATACAAGAGCCTTATCGTAATATGCTCGCAACTGGCGTAGCTGATAAAGACCTTGCTCAAGGATTAACAGAATTTGTTTCTGGTTATGGAAGATTGATCCACATGAGTAGCCCCGCATTAAAAGATACAATGCGTGGTTTTGAGCAAATGCTTACAAAAGGCAGAATCCAAGCTCAGGAATTCAATTTGCAAACTCAACAAATGCCTGGCGTTAAGCAGGTTTTCTATGAGGCATTTAAAAGAATAGCCAACAGAGCAGGTATCTCGGAAATAAATGAAAGCAATAAAGAGGCTATGTTTATAGACGCTATGTCTAAAGGAGTTTTGAAGTCTGCTGACATATTAGAAGAATTTTACAAGGTCGGTAAAGAAGACTTTTGGGTGGGTATTATGAAAAAAGCCTCAACAGCCAAAGCAGAAGAAAATAGGCTAATCAACCATTTAAACATACTCGGCTCAAATATTGGAATGAAAGCATTACCGTCTTACACTGATCTTATAGTCGGACTGGCTGGTGTTGTGGAAAGTATTAATAGTTTTGGTGATGACATAGGAACAATCCGCGCATTCTTTTCCGAAAAAAGGGAAAAGAATAAACCTTGGCAAGATAAATTACGAAAAGAAAATCCTGATCCTTATGGATTTACTCCAGTAGGAAGGGGAATATTGGAAACATCAAGCCAAATAGTAAAACTACCACTCAATACTGCTTATGAAGCAACAATGGGAATGATGACTGGCGACTGGTCTAACATTGGAGAGCCAGCACAAGAATTTAATAAATTTGGTGCTAGTATTTTTGATGGTAGTGTCAACGCTCTTGCTGGTCTTTTTGATAAATCTTTTGGAGACCCTTTAAATAGGTTAATAAATATTCTTATCCAAAAAGAAACAAATCAGCAAAAAATAGAAGTTGAAATAACAGGTAATTTACCAGATATGTTTTCGGCCAAACAAAATATGTCAACTTGGAATAGGCCACAAACCGTAATAGCAGGAACAAGATGAGTGTATTAAGTGGATTTTTTAGATCAAGTTATTCAATTAACGGCAAAACAGCAAAATTCTATTCAAGAAGAGCAGAGATGCCTGAACTTGGAAGAAAGACAGTTCCTCACGAATTTCCTAATTCATCAAATAGATATGTTGAAGATTTTGGTAAAATAGCTGGTAAATTTAAACTAGAAATTGAAATTCAAGAAACTACCGCATCTTCTTATAAAAGATCAAGAAATGCACTGATGACCGCCCTTGAGCAACAAGGAGTAGGCTCCTTAACTCATCCAACTCTAGGAAAGAAAAAAGTAGTTCCTCAGCCAGCTTCAATGACTGAGGATTTTATTAATGAAAATGGACTTGTCGCTTTCCAGATAACTTTCTTAGAAAGCACTTTAAATATTTTCCCTGAGTCTACGACTGGGAATAAGGGATTTTTAGCTAGGCTTTATGATAGCACTTTTGGAAACAATGAATCAGTTTTTGGTCAAGCTCAGAATTATTATAATCAAGGAATTGAACTCTTTAATCAAGGAAGAGATACCTTGCAAGATGCCACTAGTAATATTGACGATGTTGTTTCCACTGCTAATGGAATTACTGACGAAGTGGCTGCTTTTAATACTGATATTAAGGACTTCTCGTCTTCGATTATTACATTAATGCAAACCCCTGCTGATTTAGCGAGAAGATTTACAACTATCTTTAACAATGTCGCTAGTATTACAGACGACTTTCAAATAATGACCAATATCGTTTTACAGATATTTGGTTCGGGAGATAGGACAAAAACTAATGGAAGTTCTGCATTATCTACCCAACTAAACGCTAATAAAATTGCTACTGCTGATTATATTGACGTAGCTTGTTTGACGGTTGCTTATTTGGCCACCACCAATATTGACTATACTTCACAAGATCAAATAGATGAAATTCTATCAAGATTAAACGATGCTTTCGATACTTTAGACCCTGATTCTGTTAATGAAGATGTTTATTACGACCTTCAGGAAATGAGAACACAAAACAGGCTTCTTCTTCAAGATTTACAAACAACTTTACCTTTTTATGTATCTATAAGAACAAACTCTATTCCTAGCTCTGTTTTGTCTTATAATCTTTATGGAGATAGCTCTAGGGCTGGAGAGATTGAAAGTTTGAATGGAATTGAAGATCCAGCATTTGTATCTGGTAATATAATTGTTTTATCTAGTTAATGGTAAATATAGTAACTGTAGAAATAAACGACAAAACCTTCAAAACTGTTATAAGCGCTAGTATTGATACTGGTTTAGATAATTTTGGTTTTGATTTTGACTTAGAGATCAACATTCCGATTGAGGAAAGTGAATTTAGAACTCTTGGAGAGGCAATTAAAATCAATATTGACGGCAAGACTATGCTTACAGGCTTTATCGAATCTACTGATTTAACTTATTTTCCTGACACCGCAAATCTTAAAGTTTCTGGAAGAGATAAATTATGCGACTTTGTTGACAGTAGGGTTTCCAATAAAATATTCAAAACACCAATAGGATTTGTAGAGATTCTAACAGACCTGCTAAAAGAA